GGTGACATGTGCTTTTTCACCATGTCCAGTGCCTTGTCGCCCGGAGGGACGTAGTTCTGCTGCAGCACGTTGGTGTAGATTTGCGTGACGGCCAGTTCCTGATCCGGCCCGCAAATCCATTCGAAGTCTGAAACTGCTTCGTTGTCTTCGCCGAGCCCGCGGCCAATCAGAATCTGTGCCTTGTACGGGTCGGTGGTGTTGATCGCCGCGTTGGCCTTGGCAATGTTTGGAGTCGATAGCTGGCCAGGATAGCTTGATCGCGACAGGCCAAGATACGTCCCTGTGTTCGATGCTACCTGGTAAGCGTAGATTCCCTGTAAGCCGCTGTTCAGCGCACCTGAAGAGCCCTGAATCATCACGAAGTCCCCGGCGGCAGTGCTCGTTGGCAAAGCGGTCGAGAAATACACCGTATCGGCAGCGCCATCGACATAAGACACCGTAGCAGTTGCCGGAGTGGTGCGCGCTGCACCGCCTTCGGTGCCGAAGATCTGGATGATTTGCTGCTCCTGGAATTGGTTTGCCTGTCCGCCTAGACCCACGATGCTGGATGGGTTTGCGCCACCGAGCGTGTTGTTGTTGACCGTAGCCGTCGAGGGGATCTGGAGAATCGAGCCAGAGCCATCGGAGAGGAATTGCGCATCGACGCCTTGCATGAAGGAGTTGAAAGAGTTCTTCAATTCTTCGGCACGCAAGCTGATCAAGCTGCGCTTCGGCCCACTTGTTGCGATGCGAGCCAAATAAGTGATTTCCGTGCCCGCAAACAAGCCGATGGGTGAAATATCTCCGGCTACGAAGTTCGAGCCGGTCCCGCGTGGCAGGGCATCACCGTTTCCAGTGGCTTGGAAGATCGCCGCACCAGACTGAATGCGCACCGGAATGCGGAACGATGGCCGCGAAGTGCCGCCAGCTTGCGTGGTGACCGAAGTGGGGAAAGTTTTGCTCTTCTTTTTGAAGAAGTTATAGATGGTTCGACCTTTGAAAACTAGGTCGGGAATTCCTTTGGCGAAATTCTCAAGTTCTACGGCCTGCACGGCCGCTTCTAAAAGTGGCGCCATACTTGTACCTCTGCATTTGGCTCAACGGTGTTCGCCTCCCCGAACGCGCTCACGTTGGCGGTCTGCGCGCAGTCAAAGTGCGCAGATTTCCCAGCTCCCCGATGTTTTTGATTCTTTACCGCTTCCCCGAGTGGAACAATGCAGAGTGCATTCAATTTACGGCGCAAGGCCGAGGGACTTCGTATACCCCACACTCTAGGAAATGAGGCTACTTCCAAAGGAATTCAAGATGCAAGGGCTTTTTTCTGGCGCTTGCGAGAACGCCAACCCTTCCTGGAGGACTCGGAGCGCACGCGGTTCAGTTGCTCAACAGTCTTCTTGGGCTTGCGCCATTTCTTTCCTCTAAACATCGTCGTGAAACAATTTTATTTGTATGAGCACAAAAGACTTGTAGATTGCACTACTTCACGTCGGCCCAGTTCCACTTCGCTTCTTTGCCGTTCTTCAAAATCGCGTGCCCGGAAATGAATTGCGTTTCGTTTGTCTTGCCCCAATCGATGTCATCGCGATTCGGCCGGCCTCCGGTGTAGTTCACCTTCGCCGCTCCAGCACCGTTGGCCGAGGCGCCAGCGGCTGCACCTTTGGCTTTCGGAGTTACCTTGGTGCCGCCTTTCGTGAAGTTCGGGTACATTGCATCGCGGAGTTTCCTGAATTCCTCTGGCAATAGTTCGGAGAACTTGGCGTGAGTGAAACGCGCGGCACGCACACGATCACCCTTCCCCAAGATAGCTTTGGCCGCCTTCTGGAATGGCATGTCTTTCTTCATCAGCGCCCAAATGCGGTTGTTCAGCGCGTTGATGAATTCCCGGCGGCCATCTACTTTCAAGTTCAGTTGCTTGAAGAATGGCTCGACGATCTTCGAGGTTACAAGATTATTCGAGCGGTTCACGTCGTTAGCCACGCTGTATTCGAAGTCCTGGTGCTTCTTGGTCTCGAAGTCGGCTTTTTCCTGTTCGAATCTTTCGCGCTCAGGATCTTTCTTGCTCTTCAATTCGAGTTGCTTCGAAGCCATCCCCTTGGCTTTGTCGAGCCAGGCTGAAATCTGGCCGGTTAGATCATAGGCTTCCTGACCTTTTCCCTCCTTGATGAAGTCGGCGAGCTGCTTGAGAGAATTGAACATCCCGGCTTTCTCTAAGCGCGCTACCATGCCGGGAAGAATCGCTTTCTCAAACAGTTCGGGATTCTTTTGTGCCAGCAAGTCGATGCCGTTGGTGATTGCCTGCGTGAAGGATTCAGGATTCGCTTCATGGAGCGAGGTCAAGAGCGCCGGGTCGCCTTCGGAAAATTGCTTGATCTCGTTACGATAGTCGTCTACTTCGGTTTGCAAGCCATCGATGCCCTCTTGCCCGCCAAGCGCTTCGAATGTCGCTTTGATCTGGCGCGCTTCGTTGACGCCGCCGGGGAATTCTTCGTCGTAAGCTTTCCTGCGGAAGTGATCGCTACCCCACTTTTTGGCAAGTTCGGGATTGGTTTTCTTCAGCGCGGCGATGTCTTTGCGGGTCTGCTCGTCCATCTTGGGATCAAGCGGACCACCACTAGGTTCCTCTTCTTCGGCACCACCAGTACCTTCTTCGCCTTCTGCTGGCGCACCTTCTCCCTCACTAGCCCCAGCTTCCTCACCATCGCCTTCAGCGCTTCCACCAGCGCCCTCACCCTCGGCAACTCCCGCACCCGTACCTGTGCTGCCGACATCGCCTACTCCACCAGCCGCGCCTTCGTCGGCCGCAACTTCTGTACCTGCCCCGCCAACTGCTCCAATCGTGTCTTCCAACATGTCTCTTCCTCCCCGATATTTTTACAACTTTGGCCGCCCGCCAGCGTTCTCCGGCATCCCTACAGGAAGCGGTGCTGCCGGAGGTGCCGCAGCCCATTCAGCTGCTGCCGGAACTGGCGGCGGTGCAGCCGCTCCAGGCGATGGCGTGATTCCTGCTCTCTGAAGGATTTGGTCAGAAGCGCCTTTATCAAGTGCAGCAACATCTTTGAATCCAACCGATACGCTCGGAGGTTTACCAGCCGGTGCAGCTTGCGCCGCCTTTGCCTGTACGGCTTGAGCGTGTTCGTCGTAGTGCAACGCTATGTTCTTGAATCCTTCTGGGTTGCTGCGCTTGGCACGGCGTCCTTCGTCTGAGTTGAGCCATTGCCAGCAAGTTGCTCCCTCGGTGTCATTATCATCAATCTTCGCGTCGATGGGCAATGAACAAACTTCAGGAGGCATCGCTGCGACTTGCTGCTCGGCTGCGGCCAGTTCTTGCGGATCCACGCCAGCCATTTTCATCTGCTCGATCTTTTGCGTGGCCTCTTCGACTTGCGGATTCGGAACTGGGATGCTCTTCAGGAGCACTTCGATTTCGCCTAATTGTTTGTTGCGCGAGGCTACCTGGGGAATGTAGAGATCGGTTAGCCCGACAAGTTGCTGCATGAATTCCAGATTCGCGGCGTTGTAAATCACTTCGGCTAGTTGAGGATTCTTTCCGACATCGTTGAAGATTTGCATGAAGCCGTTTTTCTTTTGCGTGTAGGTCTCGGGGAAATTCTCGTCACTCTCGGCGAACACCATGATGTTGGCTTTGAGGTCGTTAATCTCCAGCGAGATGGTTTCTCCGCCTGGAATTCGTTCATTGATGGATTTGTCGCGGCACTTCGCGGCCCAGCGCACTAGTTGCTTCATCGAAGTAGCTTCCGCGTTCTTCATCGAGTGCCATGTGGGTGCGAGTCGGCCAAGCGCGGAATCACGTTGCGTGGCGATGGCGACGCCTGAATCCGCAGTCCCAACGTCGCCACCAGCCAGTGCCGGGTATGCCCCGGAAAGCAATTCTGCTAGCGGTCCGGAATATTCTTTGATGAAGTCGGCGAGATTCGCCGGAGGATTTACGGCCGGCTCGACGAAGATCAATTCATTGACGGCAACCCCTGGCTGGCGCTTGAAAGAGCCGATATCTCCAGGGACGTTGGTCTGCTGGCGGATCGCTTCGACTGCGAACGCTTTCGAGTCCATCCACTTCTTTGGGATGGTGCGCACGAAGATGTCATTCATCAAATCCAGCCAGTTGTTCAGCCGCTTCTGCAATGGCATCGTCGAGGTGCCCATGGCGTTGCGGTTCTGGCCATCGCCGGAATAGGCTTGAGCCAGCGCCCAGCCATCATCCATCGATTCATTCCGCGCAAAACAGAAAGTATCTCCGGCGTAGACTACGTAGCAGCCATTCGGGAACATCTCAATCAATTCGTCGCGTTCCTTTTCGTCTGCGATGCCCATGAGATATGACGGCCGCATCCAAGTGCGCTGGATGGTCACATCGGCGGCGATGGAATCGCTCGTCACATAAGTGGACTGCATGCCAAGTTTGACGTTCTGACGCGCCAAGCGGGCAATCTCGCCCATGGCTGCTTGGTTTGTGGCCGCTTTGATGTCGTCGGCTACCCAGGGAAACATACCCTTAGCTCTGGAATCATCCACTTCGCACTCATACTGCAGCACGTCAACCTCGCTGAGGTCGTTCGCCATCATTGGAGTGAGCTTTACTT